GCAAGAGCTTCGAAGTTGACGTGAGACTGACGCTCTTCGATGTCGTCGATCTTGAACGCAAATGCGTTGGCCTGATCAACAATCATCGTGATTTGATCGTCAGCAAGGTCTTGTGGGTTGACTACTGCGCCACGTGAGTAGCTAGATACAGTAATCGTAGGTTCTTTGATAATACGAACCGTGTCGCCGTAGTTCTCAATTTCACCCGCGTAATCGGTGTTGGTGATGTCTTCAACAACCGAAGCACGACGGAAAAACTTAAGAACTTTCTGGCTAAAGATTTCTGGCGTAAAGTTACCAGAAGGCAGGTTATTGTAACCTGATGCACTATTAAAAGCCATCTTTAGTTTCCTTCATAATTAATGGTTAAGCGTTAAAATCGATGCGCCCTTCTGCACGAGCCGCGTCAAGTTCTGCTTCATTTGCTTCAAACTCATGCGGTTTCATGCGGCCTATTTCAGATGCTTTCCAAATCCTCTGTCCACCAGTACCTTTTGCATTAACGTCTTTCGCTACACGTTTGGTTACTGTTTCTGCGGCAGAGGCGTTGGTGCCTCTTTTATTTTTTGACAAACCTGTATCTGCTTTGTACAAATCGATGACACGAGCTGCCCACTTAGCGTCGGTGTTATTCTTGTAGATACCGTCGCTCAATGTAGATGGTTGTTCGTCGAGCCAAGCAAGGAACTTGTCGTCGTTACGCAGATCATCAAAATCTGGGTGATGACGTAGAAGCTCTTGATAGGCTTTCTGTACTTCCATATCCTGCTCACGTTCACGCAGACGATTCACTTCATTACGAAGCTCCTCTACTGTGCTATCTGCTCGCAGGGCAGAGATTGTCTCAACTACGCCGTACACGTCAGGGTACTGCTGTTTAAACTGCTCTAACTCTTCAAGGCTCTTAGGAGCTTTAAGACGGGTCAGTGCGTCTAATTGCGGGGATGATTCCCCCTGTGCAGCAAGGTCTTTCTTCTCTTCTTTCCACTCAGACACTTTAGCGTCATAGTGGCGTTTCAAGTCGTCGTACCTTTTCTTGTAGTCTACGTCGTCCTGTTTGGATTTCCGAGAGAATCCATCGGGAGTGGCCTCTTCTTGCGAGGGGTCCGATTGAGCTTCCATTTCGGTTACAGGCTCCTCATCGTCGTCCTTGTACACGTCGTCACGGTAATTACCACGATAGAGATTTGAGTTGTTGATAGTTCCAAAGGAATCGTTAGGTTTGTTGGCGCGGTGGCCTCTTGCTTTTGCCATGATACTTCTCCTTGTGCAGGGCCACTCGCGTTCGGTGGGTAGCTGCTTCGGTTAGTTGAGTGACAGGGCCGTTGGCGACGGGTAGCTGTCCTTAGTTCCCCTGAGATGCTCTAGAAGATTCCTCTTTGGGAGGATTTCCAAAACTCATACGGGGAGTTAAGCCATCTATTTCGATGGGCTTACCTTCACGGAGCGCAATTACTGCGTCTATCGCAGCTTGTTCAAACTCTTCTTGAGTTTCGTAGCGTTTGCGTAACGCTGCTCCGTATTTATTGTTGTTGGCGTCTATAGCAGACTCTTCGTTAACATAGTCACCAATAAAATTCTTTCGTTCGCGGGCTTCAATACCAACACCTCCTAAGAACCCCTGTACCTTACCTAATAAGGTGTCTTTGTTGGTGGGCGAAATCAAACCGCCGAGTAAAATGTGCCGCAAAGTGTCTTCTGATTTATCGTCGTCATCAAATTGCTGGCGAGAGCTTTCTAAGCGTGACAGGTCTTTTGCGTATTGTGCATCTTCCCGTACTCCGATGACGGAAGCTACGCGCTCTGCAACATCGTTCGATGTAAGAGATTGGGTGTACCCGCCATCAGCAAAACCTTGTGCTTTTTTAGATGCCTGCTGCTTGCGCTCTGCTAAAACTTTGCGGGCATTGTCCTCTGCTTCTTGTCTAATTTCCCTAAATTCAGGGACGTTTTCAAGTACAGCTAGGATGTTATCTCCACGCTCAGAGTTTGTTTTTCCGCTGGTATAAGCCTTTGTAATGTCTTTTCGGATCTGTTTAGCGTTATCAAATCCTGATACGTAGTTCTTAAGGAGGCGGTACGTATTATTAAACGTATCATCACCAATTCTGCCTTTAGAGTCTTTAGATGCTTGGATACTTTTAGATGCTATCACAGCATGAAGCTGGAAGCTTTTCATAATAGATCCTGTTGTTCCCGCGTCTGCATCCCCTTTGTGCATCAGCTCGTGACCTAAAGTGTCACTGTACTCAGTCTGAGGCGATACGAAATCAGAAGGCTTAATTGCTTTTCTAGTCAGAGTTATCAGGTCTTTATCAACGTCATACATGCCTACAGGGCCTGAGTCATCTTCGTACTCTTGTTCTACAAGCGTAGAAAGACCTTTAGGATCATCTAACGCCAAACGAAGTACAGGATCGTCGCCGTAGTATCTGAGGGTTTCAAACCCCGCCTCAATATCTCCCATAGCTACATCTGAGGGACTTGGGCCTTTTACATCTCCACCGTCAGCGAACTTTTTTTTTACGAATCCACCACGCTGCATCGGCGCTTGAGGTGCTTGTGGCGCGGGCGCTGCCTGCTGTTCTTCAGCGGCTGCGGCCTCTTGTTGACGGCGAGCTACCTCTTTCTTGCCACGATTGTTGATCTTTTCAAGTACGTCGTACCCAATAATCTTCGCAAGAGTAGGCTCGATATACACTTCGCCTTTAGACACGAGTAGGTCTACGGCTTCTTCTTCTTCAGTTTCGGATGCGCCCGTAGCAATTTCAATACCTAAACGCTTTGCTACACCAATAGCATCCATAATCATCTTCTTAATGTCACCGTATCCTGCTACTTCTGCGGCGGCTGCATTAATGATAAAAGCACCCTCTGGTACTTCCATAGGTACGTCGTCAGCGATGCTATCTTCAGGAGATACGCTCTCAGAACCGATCACACCACTAGGAGGTCCGTCCGGAGTTTCTTGCTCCATAGCTTCATGCTCTACCTCACCCTGCTCCATGACTTGTTGTTCAGGGGTAGCTTGTGCAAGTGGGTTAGCCGCAGGTACGCCCCCCTCAGCCATCATTGTTTTCATCTGGCCCCGTGTAGCCACCATGCTTGTTGCTGAAGGTTTAATGCCCATAAAGAAGTTATTGAGGGTAGTGCTATTCTTAAATAAGAACGGGCGCATATCTGAAATTCGTTGCACGGTTCAAGTACCTCTTAGAATGGTCGTGTGTATTTAATTTGATCAATCATGGATGGAGTGAGGTCGGCGGTCAATTGATAGCCCCGCCCATTGGATAGTTCGGTCCATTTAAAATCAGTAGCGTCATAATAACCGTACCTCTTTTTTTCAAAAAATCCTTCGTCTACTAGCCCTTGAAAATAATCTGGGTTTATGACGTTCCTGACATTTGGCTTACTAAAATCAAACATGCCATCTCGCACATAGTACGCAACAGCTCTGTCATTTGTTTTTTGAATAAGCTCGGATATAAAATTCATAGAACCAAGAGGACTTGCATACACCTCTTTTGGGGTTTTATCTGTGATATTAAACGCTCCGCCTTTTATAAGACTGTACACTAAGTCAGCTCCGCTGTACGATGCGTTACGTCCGCCCTGTTGAGCATAGGCTTGGCTATCGGTTATGTACGCTTTGTTCATAAACTCGTTACCGACTTCGCCAAACACTTCGCGGAATTTTGTTTCATTAATAGAGAAGCCGTAATCTTTGACCATCATATTAAGAATGTCAGAAGCAGCGTTAGCTTGTCCATAAGCCCACGCAGGACTTCCCTTGTCGGCACCGCCTACATAATCTACGCTGAATGCTCCATTATTATATCCTAGAATGGCTTGAGAGCGCTCGTAGTCTACATCCATGCCTTTAATAAAATCTATAACGTCAATAGCAACTAAAGCCCAAGTAATCGGGTTTATTACGCCCGCTGCAGCGGCAGCAGCTTCACTTCCGAACACGTTAGCAGCAAGATTAACAGCAGCGGAACCTGCGTATATACCTGTTTTAGCATTTGGGTCTGACACAAAACTATCGAGAGCTAGAATGGCTGTTGCCCAGCTTGCGGCGTCTTTTGCAAAATTAGCGTAGTCTGCCGTTGCATCTGTAACCGACTTTGCAGTGTCTTTTACGGCACCTGTGTAGTTAGCAACACTATCAATTATATCCGCTTGATATGTGGGTATGGTTGGGCTCGATAACACATCCAGTGCACCGCTCCCTACATCATACAAACTAACAATAGGAGTCTTACTTGCAAGATCAGCAGCTATAAGCGCGTTAATACCTGCGTTAGTCATTCCCGGATAAAGGGATTTGTATATATCAACATAATCTGCAGGATCAGCAAGTGGAGGAAGATCTTGCATAACTACGCCTTCTGTGTATTCGCTTTTTAATACAGGGGGCCCCTCTCCTGTAGGAAAATCGTAATACGTAGTTTCGTATCCGGGGATTACTGTTACTCCAGATGTACCTGCAATGTAGCTACCTGACTCAAAGTACTGACGCACCAGCGTAGCTTCTTCGTCTGATATTCCGTACTTGTACTTGATAAGATTGTCAGTGACCCAATCAACTTTTCCCGGAACTTCCTGTACAAAGTCGTACACACTTACAATATCATCACCAATATCAGCTATTTTTTGAAACGCATTCCGTAAGTCTTCGCCTAAAAAGGTTTCATCTTCATCAGGACCTAAATATCTACGCCCTGCCTTATTCATCAAGTTCTGTAAAAATGACTCAGAGAAGCTCGTGTCTTCTACGGACTGATCCTTCGTCACATTAAATAAGTTAAATGGACCAGCCACGTCAGGGGATTCTGGGGATTCTACCCCGACAGGCTCGAGCACGGGGGCTTCAGGTGCAGAAACGCCTACATTAAAATCTGTGCTTGTATCCTCATTAAGCGCCATTCTTCATAACTTCTGTGTAGTTATTCTTCAAACTCAGGAGCATTTCCAGTAAAGCCGCTTTCCCCTGCAGACGGAACATTTCCTGTTCCGATTGTGCCATCACCAACCCCCGAAGCGTCAAGCTCTGAAGCTCCTTGAGGTACTCCACCGTCGGGTCCCATACCTGCGGGTTGTTGACCAGCGGGGCCACCTTGCGGGCCTGCTCCTTGTTGTACATTCTGTAGTCCTTTCAGCATCTCTGCGTACAGAGCGGCTTCGTCCATGTTGTTGACAAGACTATCAGGATCGATATCTTGGGAGATAGCCAGCTCACGCATAAGGTTAGGTATCTTGATAAATGGTGCCAACATCGGATTGACTACCGTTTGTAGCAGAGCCGTAAGACGCTGCGTACGTACCTCCTTTTGCATGACAGCCGAAGCACCACGAGGTTTAATCTCTAGGTCTCCTTCGATGTCAGGCGATTCCTCATTGAATTGCATGTTCCACTGGAAGTACGCCTCACCCAGCGGCTTAAGCATAAAGTCGTCGATGTTCTTGATAACCGTCTTCATCGACAAGCTGGCAGAACCGAGCAGCATAGACAGACCCGAAGCTGTACGCCCCGTACCTGTTACACCCGTCTGACCGTGCATAATTGACGGGATACCCGTTTCTTCGTCTGCGAGCTGACGCGCAATCTGGTACATCTGAATGTTTTCGCCCGCTGTGTTCGGGAACTTCAAACCATTGATTGCAGTACCTGTGACACCTGACTGACGACGGAAGATCTTTCCGGGGTAGATATCGAAGTTCTGTCCGGGAACCAGAGCAGCTTCATCAACGTCGAATACTAAGTTACCTGCAAGTGCCAAGTTATCGATAGCCATACGCATGTGCCCATTCATGAGCATCTGTGCGTCTTCCATGTTCTCGGCTACGCCTACACCAAAAATATTGTACGGGTTCAACTCAAACGGTACGGCATGGTACGGAATACGTGCCGGAGTAAACGGATTGAGCACACAACGCAATACGCGAGGTCCGCATACCCATGCGTTAATCTGTACCTGATCGAGGTCATCCATCCCTGCAGGGAGATCCATCCCGATCTGTTTGGCGAAGTACCCATCGAGAATGCCCCAATACTCAAGTACCTCGAAGCGGTTATCTTGGTATGACGGATCATTCTCATCGTTACGAACAGTATCTTCGTAGTACTTGTCGGTGTAGTTTGGTCCAATAGCAATAACGTCTGCGATTATCTCTTTATCGAAATACGGACGAGTCTGTAGCGAACGTAGCTGCTGACGGTTCATACGGTGACGTTGAATCACGTACTCTGCGTCATCAAGGCTCAAAGCAGAGGGATCTGGGTGGAAGTCCCACACGGATACTGCTTCGATACGTGGCACCATTTTCTCGTAAGGCTGGTACTCACGGTTGCCTTCTTCATCACGACCCCACTTGCTGATGGTCTTGGAGAAGTTCATCGGGCCTTTGACGATACCCGTACCGAATAGGGCTGACTCGAACACGGCAGAACGAAGTACGTTGACTGCGTTGGTGTCGAGTAGCTGGTCGTGGATCATCTTTTCCATACGACGAGCTGCTTCGGCTGCAGGAGAGATCTGCGGTTCTCCCATACGAGAGCGTCCCTCTGCAAGAGGTAACTGCCCGTACTCGTTTTTTAAGCCTCCTAAGAAGTCTTTATTAGGTTCGGTAGCCTCTAAAGCGCCGGGGGGAAGGTCCCGCCCGTCTCCTGCGTATCCAAAAGGGTCAGAAAGAGGAGCTACTTCGTCGAGTGGTGTCTGTAGATGAGCAAACTCCGCAATACCTTCAGGCACTGGGGTTGATTCAACCGACAAGGGGAAACGCTTGTTAGCAAACAGAATGTCCACGATCTGACCATACGCCGCCAAGACTTTCGTCTTAGTGATCTTGAGAAAGACCTTTGACCGCTCAGAATCGCGGTACTGGGTACTGCCGTCGTTGAAGTTACCCCGGAAGTTTTTATAGGCTTGTAGCCACCGCTGTTCATGATTGTACCGTCCGACTTCCGCTGCACGGAACCGTTCTTGAATCAATCCAGCAAGTCCGGGGGCTTTTTCTTCGACGTTTTTGATCTCGCTGGGCTGATCATCATCAGCCGAGCTGTACATTCCATCAGATGCCATTAAGAGTCCCCTTTGGGATTAGGTATTACTTGCCGCTCGTGTTGTACAGGCTGTAATCATCAGCCATTTTGAGCATGCCAGTATCTGTAGGCTTAGTTTGTTTTTTAGGCATGTCTTCGGTAAGTACGCCCGTTTTGGCACGGGTATCGAACTCGAGCTTTTGACGATACAATTGGTTTTCACCTGTTTTGGCGTCAACTGATTGCTTGTCTTGGCCCAAGATGTAGCCTGCACCATAATTATAGTTATTCATTGGCATTTTGTCTACTCCTAAATGCGTTATGGGTATGAAGAGTCTGGGGATATTCCCAAAGAATCCATTTGATCTTTGGTACTCGGTTTTCCCAAAGAATCCATTTGATCTTTGGTACTCGGTTGTGGTGACTCCTCTTGTTTACCACGACCGAATAATGCTTCAATATCAAATACAGGGAAGGTCCCGTATTGGTTGTATTGCTCTTGTCTTTCTGGAAGTTGCGAGTGATATGCTACCATTTCACCTAAAGGTACAGGAGCACCCAATGCTTCCAAACCGAATCCGACGGCTTCACCTATCCTACCTTCCCGTGCTGCAGCTTGAGAACGGTACAGGGCTTCCCCTGTAGCGTAGATGCCTAAACCTTTAAGAGCTTTACCTCCGACGTTTTTAATTTGATCCATAAGAGCTTTACGAGCGCGAGCAGATTCCATAGCATTGGGATTAGGTTGTACTTTCGCGTTAACCGCATTTTGTGCTGCTTTACGCTCTTCTGCTTCGGCTTCTGTTTTAACTTTCTGGGTAGCTTCTTGTCTAGCCAAGCGTTGACGTGCCAGTTTCTCTTCTTGTTCTGGTGTCAGGTCTGCTTGCTTCAAGCGTTCTTCTTGAGCGCGGCGTAGAGCAGCTTCTTCTCTCGCTTCAGCTTCTGCTCTTTGTGCCGCGATTTCTTGTTTCTGTTTTTCTCGCCTAGCCTGAAGAATCTCTTCATCTTCAGGGGTTGAGGCAATCGGTGTAGAGCCTTCTAGTAAATCTTGCCCCTGTGGTACGACAGGAAATTTTTGATTGCTTT